AAGTTTTTTAAGCCTTTGTCTACCATGACTACCGGAACAGATGTACGGATATCATTGAGACTTTTATTTTACGAGCTATGGGATAATAATGCAAAACTAACCAAGAACAAAACAACTACCCCTACAACAAGTAAAACAACGTCTAAAATACTCTTTAACTCTAAGCGCACCACACCAACGCACGGCTATGACGCGGATTATATAGCAGAACTGAGCAATAATTTTGAATTTGCGGGATTTACGGCTCCGACGCCCCACAACATTCGAAAAGCCTTTACTCGACTTAAGATTATGTTTGAACGTATGAATAGGTACCCCGACGAGATATTTTTATCAAGACATCGAATGTTAGGATTCGTAATATATCAACCAGAAACTTCAGGACCAATACCTGCCTTTCATCCTAAGTGTAAGTTTTACAAACTTTCAGATAATCACACACATGACGAGAAAATTGAGATCGTTAAGAATCACATCTTAAACGGTGAGATAGTTAAAACAGTAGATTTAAAGATAGATCAATCATTTGAATCCTATTATTATGATAAGTCTAATGCTCAAGCAAGTCAGAAATTTTTAGCTTCGATGCATACATGTGATTTCAGCTTTTTGTCTTTTCCATATATTAACGATTTAACTGCCACAGAGTTAGGTTTATTACCGGAATGGGCTGCAATTTTGTTATCGTATATGAAAATCATTAATGTGAGAGGAATTTATAACGATGTTGTTGAATGTATCGACCCAAGTCAACAGTTCTGTGTTTTTGAGATAATTGGATCTTTAACTGGTATTAGTAATGGTCATTTTTGGTCTGTATTGAATGATCGCCGAAGTATGGATGTTATAGCAAAAGAAGTTGAAAAAATTGCGCTTGATAATCAACCTTTTGNCAAAGATGGAAATTTGAATCATTTATTGTTTAATTCTATCAATTTATCAGATCCTCTGAATTTTAACATTTTTCACTACAGTTTCAAACTTAAGATATTTCCTACTACATTAAATCCTTTAGATGATTTGGTTTTATTACGAATGAAAGATTTAATTAAAGCATTTAACGCAGGGAATGATGTTCAAGTTATTGGTAATAAATGTATTGGTAAAACTCGATTGACAGCTGAATTAAAGAAGAAATATTTGAATTTACTGATTATAGATAGTGACGATTATGGTAAGTTTATCACTCTACTGCTAAACAACTGTCCTAATTTGTTTTTGAATAACGATTTTGAAATAAATGATGAGGTGTTTGAGGAAGAAATTTTTAACGTTACAGTTATTGAATACGCTAACGTAATACGTGATGGTACTATAGTAATTGAAACGTTTTTTGAACGATTAATGTTTGAAATTATGTCACTTAATCTGACGAATGGTGAATATGATGTTGATGCTATATTTCATTCTTTCAATGCTAGATTTCATGCTATTGTTAATTCTTCAATGATTGGTTATCGTCTATTTTTTACAAAATTTCGTAAGTTAATGTTTGATAATTTCAATTACACTCAAGTGTTACATTTTGTTCATTCATACAGTGAATTGTCTTTTTACCCTCACTGCGTAGCTTATATTACTTTAGAGCCAAGTTACAATCCTTGTTGTTTATTATATAAAAATAGAGTTAAACGTTTTTTGTCTATTACTAGATCTGATAAGGGCGTTTCGTCGGAGCTATTTTTGCATCAATTTTATGAGAAATTTACTACTAAAGTAAATCCTACGCCGGTATTTGTTTTTAGATATTATTTTGGATTGACGAATGGATTATCTATAAGTGAATTGGCTTTGGACGAAAACACTTAAATTGTTATGATTTTACGCTGATGCGTAGTCGTAATTTAAAAGTACTTTTATGCATTCTTTACATCTCTTCCGTTTTAGTCCAATATGGGATGGCAGTCCTGACGCCCCGAGGATAGGTTAGGGAGAAGTAGGCTTAAATCAGCAGATGTC